CGCTCATCCAGCAACCATACGCCAGTGCAAACATTGTAATACTATTACAGGTGAGGCGTGTTGTGTTAGCTGTGTAGAGAATTTAGAAACTGGTCGCCGTAAGAAGAAAGTCAAACATGTGCAAACGACTTATTCTGGCGGTAATGATATAACTGTTAATCAAGGATTTGAAACCCCTGAACCCGAATCGCCTAATAACCGTATGGATGATAATTCCAACGATGAGCCTATTATGGAAGCGAAGAAGGGTCAGAAATGGGTGAAGAAGGGAAATACTCAAACTGCTGCTAAGAGAGAATGTGTTCCAAAAGTTTCCGGCAAAGGCTTAGAGCCGTGCCCTGGTAAGCAGGATCACAATCCTAAAAAATTTCTACAAGCTGTTGAACAATTGCGCGTTAAGCGCGCTGCCGCTGCCGCCGAATCACATCCGGAATTTAAGGAGCAGCCCCAGCAAAAGAGTAAGAAACAGAATGCCGCCGAATCACATCCGGAACCTAAGGAGCAACTGTTCATCAATTCAACGGTGGTGCAAGAAATGACGCAAAAGGTGAGTAAACAGGAATTAACTGTTGAAGCAAAAACCGAAAAGAAGAAGCCTTGTAAGTTTGGCGATCATTGCCATAACAACAAGTGTGAAGACTACCATACCACTAAGATGTGTGTACATGGTGCTTCTTGTCAATATATCGGATCCTGTTTTTTCTATCATCCCAATATCAAAATGACGAGCAAAGGTAAGTCGTTGTTTAGCCGTGTAGCGGCAGCGACTCCCAAACTGGAGAGTTTAAATGGACGTAAGCAGTTTAAGGCTGGTAAGGCTCTTGCTGTAACTAAAGGGATTTTTAATAACCCTACGTCCCATCCAGACACTTTCGATAGCCATTCAGTTATGTATGGTGGGAAAGTCATAATGACGGAGCACGGTTATGAAGGCTGTGGTGAGGTTTATTTGTGTGGTCAGAAAATCGATAAGAATCGTTTCGTTAAGAGTAAAACTTGTATCGATCTTATGATGGCCCCAATACCCGCCAATATGTCTTATCCGAACGTCAAAGCGGACATTCCTGAGAAAAATATGTCGGAAGATGTTTATATTTGCGCCACGTATCCTGAAGTGGCGATTGCTCAAGGACAACTTGTTTGTCGTAACGGTGGTGAGTTTATGTACACCGCTGCTACTGAACCTGGGAATTCAGGGATGGGTGTTTGGACACCTG